TTTACGGGTTTATATACATAACTACTCATATATCAAGCGGAATGTCGTATATTGGTAAGAAAGTGTTATTTCACAATATAAAACGTAAATTAACACGAAAAGAACTTGCTGAACACCAAGGTGCAGGACGCAAACCAACCCACCAAATAGTTCAAAAAGAAAGCGATTGGAAGACATATCACGGTTCCGCTAAACCTATTTTAGAAATGCTAAAAGAAGGGAAACACAGTGAGTTTAAACGCGAGATACTAGAACTGGTGTATAGTAAGAAATTGTTAACATACTACGAGTGCAAGTACTTATTTAAGTATGGTGTGTTGGAAAATCCTTTAGAATGGTTTAATGACTCAATCTTAGGAAAATTTTATAGAAAAGACTTTGCATCTTGATTTTTTTTCATATATTTATAACAAATAAAAATTACTAAAATGAAAGACATAATCAGAATGAACCAATTGGCTGGTATTATTACCGAAGGCCAAGCCAGAAAGATGATGGAAATTTTAGGTGAAACTAGTGATTTTAAATTCCAAATTGGTGATAATTTAGTAACTTATGGTGGTGAAGAAGAAGTTAAAGTATTAGATATGAAGCCTAATTTAGCAGCTGCTTTAGCAGACACTGAAAACCCGGAAGCTGTTAGTTTACTTAAACAAAATTTACGTCAAAATCTTATAAACGATGAAGATAAAAATAAACCTTTCTATTTAGTAACATCTAAATCTTTTCCACAGGATATGTATTATATTGAATCTGAATTAAGATTAGTATAATCTTAAAAATATTTAAATTAAATGTATAACAAATAAAAATTACTAAAATGAAAGACATAATCAGAATGAATCAATTAGCTGGTATTATCACAGAAGGACAAGCCAGAAAAATGATGCAAGTGTTAAATGAAAATATAGGATCAACAGATTCTGTAAGACTTTTCGATTTCCCCCAAAACATTAATGATGTTGATTCTTATGAAGAAATGGGATTTAAAGTTAAAATCGACGACGAAACTAATGAAACTTATTATGCCAGTTTGTCATTTAAAGGACACGATTGGATGGCTGTTCTTTCAATATTAGATGATTGTGAAAACTATAATTTACGTCCTAATTTAGAATATGATGGAAAAGTTTATAATTTTGATGAAGCACATGAATTAGTAGATTCTAAAGCCGCTGGTGAAAATATTTAAATTAAAGCTTGGGAAACCAAGCTTTCTTTTTTATATTACCAGTTATGGTAAATAATCTAGCTATATCCCTAGTTAATTCAGTATTAGGACAAGGTAAACCTACAGCCCGTGGTAACTACGCTTATACTTGCCCGTTCTGTAAACACCATAAACCCAAGCTTGAAATAGGTTTTGATGAAAATTCATCGCACTATCAAAAATGGCACTGTTGGGTTTGTGATAAACGCGGCTCCAAAATATTAAGCTTATTTAAATCTATTGAAGCCCCCCAAGAAAAAATATTAGAACTTAAATCTTTATTAGGTAGTGGTTTTAGAATTATTACCACAGAAACTAAAGCTGAAGCTAAACTACCAGCCGAATTTAAGCCTTTAATTGAGATAACTGAAAAGAATATTATAGGAAGACATGCTTTGCATTATTTAAAAAAACGAGGTATTACTAAACACGATATACTTAAATATAATATAGGATATTGTGAGGGGGGAATATACGATAAAATGATTATAATACCTTCGTATAATGAAGAAGGTAAATTAAATTATTTTGTAGCTCGTAATTTTAATTCAAATTCCATAACTAAATATAAGAACCCCCCACTTAGTAAAAATATCATACCATTTGAAATATTTATAAATTGGTCATCTCCTCTTATACTGTGTGAGGGGCCATTTGATGCTTTAGCTATAAAACGAAACGCTATACCTTTATTAGGAAAACACATACAAGAAAGTTTAATGAAAAAAATAGTTACATCAACTGTAAAACAAATATACATAGCTTTGGATAACGATGCTATGAAAGATGCTTTACGATTTGCTGAATTATTGCTTAATGAAGGTAAAGAAGTATATTTGGTTGATTTAGAAGACAAAGACCCAAGTGAGATGGGTTTTACCAAATTTACTTCACTTATTCAAACCACCCAGCCATTAACCCAATATAATTTAATGGCTAAAAAACTCCAATTAATATGATTATAAAACATTCTTACAACAGAATATTAGAAATATCGGATGACCATAAGCAAATTACAATGCCCGATTCTCGTTATTACAGACGTAACGGCGAATACTATCCGTCTATCACCTATGTGCTGCAATATTATCCAAAAGGAAAACACTTTGAAAATTGGCTAAAACAAGTAGGCTATGCCTCAGAATATATAGTTAAAAAAGCCTCTGAAGATGGTACACAAGTACACGAACTAGTAGAAAAATATTTAAATGGGGAAGAACTTAGTTTTTTAAATAAACATGGAGACCCCCAATATAATCCTGAAATATGGCAAATGTTTTTGCGATTTACAGAATTTTGGGAAACATATAATCCAAAACTTATAGAAACCGAAGTTCATTTATTTTCAGATGAGATTAAAGTAGCAGGTACTTGCGATTTAATTTGTGAAATAGACGGTAAACTATGGTTATTAGACGTTAAAACATCAAACCACATGCAACTTACTTATGAACTGCAAACCGCAGTTTACGGAAAATGCTATGAAGAATGTTTTGGCAAAACTATAGATAACTACGGAATACTGTGGTTAAAATCCTCAAAACGCAGATTTAATAAAGAAAAAATGCAGGGGAAAGGATGGGAAATTGTTACACCAGAGAGATCGCAGAGTGAAAATCTTGATATATTTATGATGGTAAAACGTTTGTTTGATTTGGAGAACCCAAACGCGGAACCCCAATTTGAACAATTTAAAACTACCATAAAACGAACAACATGAAACAAATACTATCCGAAGAATTTCGTAGAATGCAAAAATTAGCAGGCATTATTACTGAGAACCAGTATAAATGGGAAGATAATATTTCTAATATTATAGAATCTATATCCGAGGTTACTCTTACCCCAGACCAAGAAAAAGAAATAATTGATGATATAATAAAGACATTAAATGAAGGTGAAGAATTTTTTGAGAAAATCATAAATTATGCAAAAAAAGGAATGATTACTTTAGGTATTATTTCAGCATTATTAGGCAATGCCCCAGATTCTATGGCAAAATCTAAAATTTTAGATATAGTACGAACCGAAGCACCTTATATTAGCTCCACAGAAATTGATAAATTAGCAGATACTAATAAAAGTAATTCATCTAATGATGCAGGTATTATGTTAAATACTTCTTTAAAATCAACACAACCATATGTTATAAAATCAAAAGATTTTATTGATGATATCCCATTTACTTCATGGAATTATGGAGCTCATGCCGGGAAATCTAATGCTACTACCGGATTATCTATATCTTATCGTAAAGGAGATGATATAATAAAAATCGCAATATCCCCAGTTCCTGGGCAAAGTGTAGATGGGTATAATTCTATAATTAAATTAGCTAAAGAATCAGGATTTAAACAAGATTCTTTTACAAAAGGTGATTTTGAAGCTCCAACCTCCCAGTCCCGTAAAGTTGTAGATTTTGTAAAAACAAGTCTTCCACAACTTAAATAAAGACATATCTATTTTATAAGAATAATATGAAACAACAACTCAACGAAGAATTTCGCAGAATGCAAAAATTAGCAGGAACCAAACTAGGAGAAAATATAGAAGAAGCTAAAGAGGATTTATTCTCCAAATACAAAACCAAAATTGAAACGCTTCGAGACGAATTTGTTTCAGACCTTAAATCAAATCTAAAAGATATTAAAAAACTATCCAAAGAGGATAAAACTAAACTATCCCAAATGGTTCGTAATCTTACGGCTGCTGTAGATGATATGTTAAGTGAGCGTAAATTAAAAGAAATTGAAGAAACCCCTTCAGCACCTGAGATAGAAAGAAATGTAGAAGATGGATTAAAAAATGCATTATCTATTTTAAAAACATCTACTAATACTATAAAACCTTCTTCCAAAGATAAAACTCTAAAGGAAATTGAGCCCGTATCTTTTACTGTGGGTTTGATGGCAAGTGCCCCCGGATTGCTAGAATTATTAGGTAATGCGGTAGATGGAATATCTAAACCCTTTTTAAAAGCAGGACAATCAGGAACCGTAGTAGGAAAAGCATTAGCAAAAGCAGGACATAAATTAGAAGACGGATATCTAAGAGGAATAGCTGCTGTATTGAAAACAGCATTTCCTCAGACCTTCCCTATGGAATACCAAGAAAATAATGAGTTAGGAAAAGCTGCTAAAAAGGTTTATATGGTTATATTAGTAGCTGCGGGGGTAAATGCTGGAATGAGTGCGGCTAACGCCCACAGTATTATATCTAAAGCAATTGAAGGGGGGGCATCATTAATTAAAGCTGCTGAAGCCGCAGAATTAGCAGCCGCCATAACATAATTTAATCAAAAATCACATATAATACTTTAGAAGGCTTGGTAATCCAAGCCTTTTTTCATATATTTATAACAAAAACCATCTGTGATCAGACTGCTAACTCTCTTAAAAGAAGCTATAAATAAGCCTAAAGCTATATTTTTAGCAGGACCTGCTGGTTCTGGAAAGTCTACAATAGCAAAACAACTTTTGCCGTCTGGTATCCCGGTTGTAAACATTGACGACACATACGAACAAATGTTAAAAGATGCAGGGATAGGGATGGATGTAAAAAATTTTACCCCTGATCAACTTTCCCAAGCCGCCAAATTGATGGCGTCTGCAAGGAAAGTTACAGATGAAAAATACCAAGAACTACTTAAAAATCTTAATAATATAATAATAGACGGGACAGCCGGGGCATCAAATCCAATCCGCAAGAAAAAAGAACAACTCGAAGCATTGGGGTACGACACAATGATGTTAATGCTATATGTTTCACCTATAACTTCTTTAGAACGCAACCAATCGCGAGAGCGCAGTTTACTTCCTAGTATTATATTGCGTACTTGGAGAGATGTAAACTCAAATATAGACACATATAGAGATATGTTTGGAGAAGATAAATTTATTTTAATAAATAATGATCCTTCAGACGCCGAAACACAATTCGATCCTAAAGAGATAAAAAAACGATTTTTTGACACTTCAACCGCTAAAGGCAAACCTAAAACGCCCGAAGAACAAGCTAAATCAAACGCTGAAGCAGCAAAATTAAACCAAGATATACAACAAATGGTAGATACACTACCTCAGTTTGATGACTTATCAACAGCTAAAACTAAAATTAAACAATTTTTATCATGAAACTAAGCCAATTACGCCAACTAATTAAAGAAGAATTAGAAGAAATAGTGCAAGAAAGAAAATTTTCTACTGAATTATTTAATGTAGAGGATGAGGTAGGTAAATTTTTTGTAGTAACAAAACCAAAAAATAAAGATACAACTATTGACGATATCGTATTTGAATCAGACGTATTCTATTTTGCTAACCAAATTAGAGGTGGATTAAATTTTGAAGATATTATAGGTCTTTATAAACAAAAATCAGATGCTCGTAGAGTCGGAACTGAGGCTCTAAAAGAATACGAAATGCAGCTTAAAGAAATAGAAGATGCTATGTCTGAATTTAGAGAAGCTAAAAAAGGCATTGACGAAAAGAAAAAAGCCGCTAGAGAAAAAATCGAAAAACTTAAATAAATGAATCAACTTACTAAACTTTTAGTAGGGGAACTTCTTGAAAATAAACAAGTAATAGGCTTGTATGGGGGGGGTTTTAAACCACCCACCAAAGGGCACTTTGAAGTTGTAGAACAAGCCCTAAAAGAGTATCCTGAATTAGACAAACTTATAATTTATGTGGGTGGTAGTGTTAGAGATGGGATTACCCAAGAACAATCGTTAGCGGTTTGGGATATTTATAAAGATCTTTTGGGCAATAAAGTTGAAATTCAACCATCCCCTTCTCCTATTGGCGATATTATACGCTACGGCAGAGACAATGCAGATAAAATTGTGTATTTCTTTTTAGGAGAAAGAGAAGGTAAAGAAAGCGATGTAGCAGATACAGCACAACGTACTAAAAATGTTGAAGTAAAATATCCCAATACACAAATAAAAATTATTAAATCCCCTGATACTGGAATCAGCGGAACTGAGGCTCGTAAAATATTACTCAACCCAGATAAAACATTTGAGGATTTTAAACAATTCCTTCCTGATGGATTAGCAGATGGGGAAAAGCAACAAATATACGA